CGAGAACAAGAATTGGGGTTTGTCACGTGCTTTGCGTGAGCAAGGTGCCGAGCGTTTTGTATTCGGTGTTGTTGAAGTTGTACGCGGTAAGCGTCCTGCTCATGCACGTGAGACAGAATTGATTAACACATTGCGTCCTGCATTGAACACATTTGGAGTAAAGTAATGACAAAATATGTACACATCGTTTATGTCCACCCAGTGGAACTAGGTCTGCCTAACCTGTCGAAGGTCAAGCGTGAGGAAGAGTTTAACACCCGTGAAGATGCGCTCATGTGGGTGGAATCCTACAACCGGCACCGTGACAACTGGAACATAAATGGCTGGCTTGAGAACGGCAACGGATTCGTGGCTGTCTACTACGGCAAGGTCAACGATGCAACAGGAGAATTGGTATGAACGAACGAATTCGAGAACTTGAAAGACAGGCGACGGATACAGTGAAGTGTGGACTAAACGGTACTTCTACTACTGAAAGTTTCAATCGTAAAAAGTTCGCCGAGTTGATTGTGAAAGAATGTTCTGATATTTGTATCAATAAGAATGTATCTAATCTTGATTTAGATATTATTCGTGAGTCTGGCAAATTTACTTTACAGGATCTTGCCACCAAATCGTGTGGTGAAAATTTGTCTAAACAGATTAAACAACATTTCGGAGTTGAAGAATGCAAGCCCGTAATCAACCCGTTGATGTGGTCAAGCGGGCACCATATGGGTCATGCATACTGACTCCGGTACAGTTGGAAAAATACACCGAGTTAGTCATGCAGGAATGTGCCGAGATAACCAAACAACATTTTGTCAAAATATTTTTAAAAAACATTTCGGAGTAAAGGAGTAAATCATGCCTTGTAGAGATTATGGATCAGATAGTTATTCTAGCCCTACCGATTCTTGGCAATACCAAGAAATGAAAGACCGTGCTGACATGCTGGCTCGCATTGCTTGTAAGGCAATGACTGAGTTGGTTAAAAGTGGTTATGCTGATTTTTTGGTTCTGAAAGATGATGAGGTTCGTGATTGGTGGGAGAAACATCAGGAAGCGGATCGCAAGGCACGTGAGAAAGAGGAACGCAAAAAGCAAGTAGCCAAAACTAGGCGTGAGGCTTTGAAAAAATTGTCCGATGAAGAAAAGATTGCTTTAGGTCTAAAAAAGTTATCTAAAAAAGAACAAGCCGAAATGTTAGAAGATGCATTGGAAGAGGCAGTAAAGACTTTAGGAGTTAAAAAATGAACTATGAATTTATTGGTTGGTGCAAAGAAGGTAAACATGATAAGGTGTGGGGTGCAATCCTATTAGCCGAAGATGTTCCGGTCAGTACAGCTTGGCACTTTCACACAAACAAGTATATAACTTTTTGGGGTCGCCGCGGCGCTAAACTTCAAACCAAATTGATTAATGGCAGCAAGCATGATGTTAACCAATTGATCCGCAAAAAACTAAACAAAAGTTACAAAGAAATTGACAAAGAAGAATTGGATAAGGTCTATCCAGAGTTTGAAACTGATTTGGAAAAAACAGCAATGTGGGCAATGTTGAAACTATAATACACTTTGCCGAAAACACTTACCCTTATTTAAAATATACTGTATAATCTTAACATGATTAATTTGAAATTCTCAATTGAGTACCCTTTTACCAGGTCGTCATTCAATCACATTTTCAATCGTTCCTGGAATACATTTATCAAAAACAAGTACTTTGAAATTGAAGTGTTTCAGGATTGTGAATATCTACTTAACTTTAATTTTAACTGGACAACTAGGCGTGACCATGCAGGTGTTAGACTTGAATTGAGTTTGTTTGGATATGCGCTAATATTTCACTTTTATGATAATAGACATTGGGATTACGAGAATAATTGTTGGGTTAGTGTATGAGTGTTAATGTAAAATCAACAGTGGATACACCTACTCCATTGTTGGATTACACCTTACGCCACAAGCATGAACTTGAATTGCGTAAAGAAATATTCAACAAACATTATGACAGGGTAGATGAATATTATGATTGGAAAAGAATTAAGTATACTGAACAAAAGAGATTGGAAGAGGAACGTGAATTCCGTAAAAATTTAGAAGAAATGCACCAATACGAAAATTTAAAAAATCGCACAGACTACAACAATTATAGATATCAATTTTACATTGGTACACTAGTGGATTGTTATATATGAACAGATTCCCCAGTCCAAATAGATTATCTGATTTGATGCGGCCAGTACTTTTAGTATTGGCACTAATTTTTATTTTCACAATAGCATATGGATTTTTTATGCGTCAGGAATATGATGATTTGGATGAAGTAACAATTACTTTTAATTGTACACAAGTTTTAGGAGCACAGAATCAATATCCTGATTTTGTGATTAACGAATGCAAAAAAATAAGACTCAAATGAAAACAAAAGAAGAAATTATTACTGATATGTGTTATACATATCGGCATGATTATGGGTTACGCAAAGAACACGGCGAACCAAATTGGACATCAGGTATGACTGAGCAGGATGCCAAAATGCTTTACAAAACAATGGAACAGATATATAATAACACAATTGAACCTTATATGGAGTTGAAACATGAATCTAAAACAGATTAACGAAATCACTGATCACCGTATTACTGAGGGTAGTGACTATGGTTGGAACTGTTATCCTAACGCACGATATTTAAGTTACGAAAGTGAGTTTGCCTATGTGTCTGTACTTTACAGTACCAAGACACAAGAAATTTATGAGGCAGATGCGACCATCAAAGAAGCTAATTGGTTTGATGAAGATAAAAACATGAGACCCTATCGTTGGTTGAATCCTGAATTCAAAGATAGTATGATTGCCGAAGCCAAATCACGCAAAGTTAAATGGAAAAAAGCATGGGATGAAGTTAAGTGGGTTGATTTGGAAACAGAAGAAGATTTCTTAGAAAAGGCAGAAGCTATGTTTAACGGAAAAGAATTTGATAAACGTGTTCAAGTTCCTATTGATTTGGAAGATGATGTAATGTTAAAGTTGTGTATGGAAGCACACAATCGTGATATTACTCTCAATCAAATGGTTGAAGAAATTCTAAAAAAGGTAATAGAGGAACATGAACCAAAAGAAGTTATGGATGAATGACATTTTCCTAAACACTTTTCTTTGGATCAAAGATGATTTTAAGTCTAACCGAATTCGCTTTGTTATTGAGTTGCTTGCTTGGGCTATTAGTATTGGATGTAGTATTACTATGGCACTCACAGTCCCTAATCCCCCGCTTTTGGCTCTATATCCTGTTTGGATTACTGGTTGTGCCCTGTATGCTTGGGCTTCTTGGTCTAGGAAATCTTTTGGCATGCTTGCTAACTATATACTGCTAACAACGATTGACACAATTGGATTAATAAGGATGGTAATATGAACAAAACTTGGACACTAGAAATTAAAGAAGATCCTGAAAATGGTGACGCTATACTTGAATTTCCTGATGACTTTATGGAAGATGCTGGGTGGAAAGAAGGTGACACACTTGATTGGATTGACAACAAAGACGGAACTTGGACTTTGAAAAAGATAGAACCAACACAATGGGTACTGGTTGAATGCGTCAGTACATTCCGTGAGCGTTATATGGTTGAAGTACCTGTTGGCGTTGACAAATATGGCAAAGATAAAAGTCTATGGGCACTAGATACTGTTACTATGAACGAAGCTAAAGAGTTTAGCCAAGAACATATCGGTGAACAAATTGTTAGCCATCGTATCGTCACAAAAGAAGAAGCACTCACATTGTGTGATAAAGACAATGACTATGGTAGTTCTTGGGACGAAGAAACAAAAATTAAAAACTTTTTCACAACTTGGAAAGAACAAGAAAATGACTGATATGAATTTTGTTGCTGAGTGGACAGATAAAGACTGGAACAAATTTGACAAGTGGTTAAGGGGCACCCTACAAACTGAAATAGTCACCGTCACTTTTACTAAAAAAGATGGTACTGAGCGGGTAATGAGTTGCACAACTAATCCTAATGTTGTTCCCAAAGTGGAAGTTAAAGAAGATGCAAAGCCACGCAAAGTATCTGAGACTACCATGCGTGTGTTTGATACCGAAATAAAAGAATGGCGCAGTTTTACTACTAAATCTATCAAACACCTAAGTGTTACATTTGATTTCGGAGCGAAAGATGATACGGTATGATGACAAAACAAAGGTCACTTGTGTAGACAACGGACAGACGGTGGATGCTGAGGTTCTTGAATTCAAACCTCAAAGTCTGCTTAGTATCAGTTTAGACAGAAAAATCAAACTGGTATTGAAATATGTAGCCAAGAGTGACGAATACCAGGGTGAGTTGTATGGTAGAACTTTTGTTTCAAAAGGCCCAAAGGGAACACACTATAGCACTGGCCGAGGTAGTTGACAATAAATAAGGATTCTGCTATACTATGGGTTATGAAAAAGCAAATCCTATCTTTCACTATTGAACAGCCCAAACACAGGGCCCATCGTGTGCTTTTCCAAGAAAACACACCGTTCAAACCTAAGGTTGTGCAAAGCAAAATTGCCTACAATCGTAAACCTAAGCACAAAAATCGTGGCTTTGAGGCTTGACAATAAATCAGTTTGGGTTTATAATACACATATTAACTTAAAAGGGAAACTAAAATGTCATTGAAACAAAAAGCATTACTTCAAACTGTTGGTATCTTTGCATTGATTCTTGGATCAATTGCGTTGCTTCAGTTGGCAATTACTAACATGGATTTACAAACTATCCGATATGTCTTGGGTGCAGGTGTGCTTGGATTTTTCGGATATGTCATGTACGGCATTGTCCTCTCACGTCTCCAATCTCAAGAAATCCTTGACAAAATGAATACTAAAGTTTAAGTCTACAAAGGCTTGACAATAAATCGGTTTGGGTATATAATAGAGTCTTATTCAGTCAAACAACAGGAGTTTAACATGGAACGTCTTTCACAAATCCAGCAAGTCAATCAAGCTATCATGTTCGGTAACTTTACCAATGACGAATTGAATAGTATCGGTGACGCTATCAAATTTGCAAGGTCACAAATTGTCAACCAAAATAAACGTGAAATGCGGATCGGAACACTTGTCAAATTTACAAACAGCCGCTCAGGTATGGTCATCACTGGTACTGTGAAAAAGGTAAACAGAAAGTTTATCCTGGTTACAGAAACCAACAAGCCCTCTACTTGGAGAGTGCCCGCTAACATGTTGGAAGTTGCTTAATTTGATAAAGGAATAGAAATGTCTAAGAAAATTTCCATCAAAGTTTTTGGTGATCCAGGTCATGCTTGGGCCCGTGTTGCTAAATCCAAGTTGGTCAAACTTGGCATTGCCGATAAAATTAGTACTTATAGCTACATGAATGGATCCAATGCATTCTTGGAAGAGGACTGTGACTTGTCGGTGTTGATTGGTGCTCTCCGTGAGCGTGGCTATGAAATTAAATTCAACGAAAGCCACACTGACCGTCAAAGTAAAATCCGTAATTATTCTACCTATAGGGCTTGACAATAAATCACTTTGGGTATATAATAGAGTCTTATTCAGTCAAACAACAGGAGTTAAACATGAAAGCACTTCAAGCATACATTGACCAGCAAAACAAATGGAACGCTATGTTCAAGGGTCGCCAGTATGAAATTCAAACCCATGCAGGTCGTAAGCAAGTGGCAGAAAGCATTGACGCCGCATTGAGTCCTGAAAACTTGTCGTGCGACGGCGAACTGCCCCGTAGTCAAGTGCAAGCCCGATATCGCACATTGACAGCCGCGGCAAAGGATCTTATCAAATTGGATCCTAGCATGGCACAATACATGTACGAATTTTCAGAGGTCTGAAATGACTGATGCACAAAAAATGCAATTGGCAATTGCCAAATTGAATGAAGCCAAAGAACTAATGATTGAGGCATTAGGTGAAATGGAATTTGTAATGGACCATGTAGTCAACATTGAAACCATGGTTGAAGAATTGGAATACTATCATCAAGAGGAGTTGGAAAATGAGTAACATTGTAACAACGGTCGTAGGCATTATAACCCTAGTATTGGCCGTCAGTTTTTTACTGAGTTGGCCGGTGATGATGTTGTGGAACGGCTGTTTGGTTGGTGCAATTGATGGTGTGCATGAAGTGTCCTGGCTACAGGCCTGGGGCATTAGTGTGTTGTGTGGATTTTTGTTTAAAACTACTGCGAGTACAAAATGAGTAAAATGTCTGATTTAGATTTGGAAGTCCAACTTATGTTGGAAGATGGTGTTCACCCTACCAAAATTGCAAGGACTCTTAATATTCCATTGAGTTGGGTGTATGATACACTTGAACACATGGAACCTAGTGAGGAAGAACTTAGTCCTTTTATGACGATTAATTCTTAAAATGATAATCTTAAGTGTTTTTTTCATGGTAATGACCGGGTATTGGCTTATTGAATCTGATAAGTATTCCTTTGCTTGGTGGATAACCGGAATAGCATTTAGTCTTAATACTTTTTCAGTACTAAATTATTTGTTCTAAACGGTTGACAATAAATCGGTTTGGGTATATAATAGAGTCTTATTCAGTCAAACAACAGGAGTTTTAAATGGCTTACATGTCCCAAGAGCGCAAAGCAGAAATTGCCCCTAAAGTTAAATCCATTCTGAAAAAGTTTGGTATCAAGGGCTCACTGAGTGTCCGTCATCACTCAAGTTTGGTACTGACCCTCAAGTCAGGCAAGATTGACTTTATCGCCAACAGTAATCGTGTGTGTGGTAATGACCACTATCAAGTGGCACGTGGTTTCAAGCCCAATACTGGTGGCTATTGTGATGTTAACCCCTATTGGTTCCATGAACACTACGATGGCGATGCTAAGGCATTCTTGACCGAAGTTATGGAAGCAATGAATGCTGGTAATTGGGACAAGAGTGATATCCAATCCGACTACTTCAACGTGGGTTGGTATGTGGATATTAAAATTGGTAAATGGAATGCTGACTACGTAGTGGAGGCTTAATATGAATCGGTATCGTGTACGTGTTTGGTTGAGTGAGTCTAGCTGGCAAGATATGGTCCTAACAGGTGACAACTGTTGGATTGCTGAAAAGATCGGCACTAGCATGAGTCCAATTGGTCGTGCTCACTTTTTGGGCGAAGCCTAAATAATTTTGGTAACACAAATGGTTGACAATAAATCATCTTTGTGTTATCATTATAACTGTGCTGAAAAGCATTTTTTATCAACTAGCTATATTTTTTAAAGGAATCAAAATGGCTAAAACTCTCTTTAAAGTCGCAGGTATTACTGTTCACAACGGCAATGCTAAGGTTCGTTTCACTGATGACATGGTTCGCCGTGTTAAACAATTCAGTAAGGGTGGTGCTACTCGCATTGATCTCGTTGAGTTGCCCTCAGAAATGACTAAGGTTGATGCACTCAAATATCTGGCTACTCATGCAGATTTCCAAAGTGCTGAGGATCAGGCTACTATCAGTGATAGTCTTGCGGATCGTGAGAAGACCTCTAGTAAAGGTGAAGTTAAAGTTAAGGCTTCTAAGGCTAAGCCTAGCATTGATGCTATCAAAGCACGTGTTAAAACCTCTGTCAAGGCTACTGCGCCCGCTGACGTACAGGAAGCTACTGTTTAAAAAACGAATAAGGGTGCAACGCCCTTATTCCGTTACATAAGGAAACAAAATGAAAGTAAGTGATAAATTGAAAAAAGCCGGTGACAGTGTAACTGTTTATTTTTATGATAACGGTTATATGGTTGAAGTGTCAGGTCGTGACCATGAAGATGATTGGAAGACTGCTAAGATTATGTGCCCTACTTTGGAAGAAGTAAATGCCGTAATCGTTGAAGCTAGCAAAATGGATCGTGATTAAATGTCTTTTCAAATTTGGACTAGGCTAAACGAATTTGCCGATAAGCGCCGAAAGTTTGATCCAAGCAAAAAGGAAGACCTTCGGCAACTAGGATATTTTAAAAAGTATCGTAAGTGGGAAAACGGTTGTCCGTTTTATATTGAATGGCCCTTCCATGATGCTGTATCAATGTGTCAAGCAAAGTATACAGACTACATGTTAGAACGTTTAGCAAAATAAAAAAGCCCCTTAATCGGGGCTTTTTTTATGGCCAAGTAGCAAGTGCCGCCCGTTTCCAAGTATTACTTGCAACGCACACATAAATATAATTTGAATCAAATGCAATCTGTCCTGGAGTGCCCGATGCACCTGCACTAAGTGGGGTAGAACTACTTGCAAGATTTGGACTCCAACCCATTACACCTGCCCCGTCAGTAGTTAAGAACTCACCTACATTACCTGCAGTATTAGGCAATTGCCATGCAATGTATGCAAGCGAGCCAATACTAGCAGGAGCCTGTAATGCAACAAACTTGCTGTTTGTTGACACTGTATTCATTATGACAAAACCTGTGTTATTAATAATGACAGCATTACCTGCTCTAACATTGGTGTCAACATTAATGTTTCCAGTAACTGCAAATGTATTTGTTCCTGTTGTAAAAGAAAAATTATTTGTTATTGGTGCGTATCTCCAACTACTATCGTGATACACAGCCATTTGATTATTAGCCATATCAAGTGACACTGTACCATTACCGGGTGTCCCACCTGGCAATGAAGTGTTAACTCTTACTGTACCTAAACTTGCTACAAGGTTACCGCCACTGACGTTACCTACAGCAGCCATTGTCAATGGAGTTTCAATTGAACCTAGATTTGCAACACCTGAACTAGTGATATTGCCTACAGAGATATTACCTGTAACAGTAAGAACTGATGTTGATTTGTTGAAAGTAAAATTAGAACTTGCATTGATAGTACTGTTGTCATTGAACTGAACTTCCCTATTGCTACCAGCTGGTATTTGCCATTTTCTAATCCTTTTTTATATTTATCAACTTATAGCAACACGGATAAATGAACCGTCTCTTGCTTCTAACATGTAATCTCTTTGTACCACATCAGGAGGACATGTAACAGTAGTACTGCCGTCTCTTAGTGTTACGGAAATAGTTTGAGTAACTACTGTCTTCCAACCCAATTGTTTTGTTGCGGCATCATCTTTTATGCCTAATACACTATATATTGTACCAGTTACATTTGGTACATAATATGATGAATCTGATATAGAACTTGGTGTAAAGAATCCAGTATAATTACCAGCAGTATTAGTAAATTTTAAATAACCACTGTTGCTATTTGCAACCAATCCTGTACTAGTTACTGCTGTAGTCACATTTACATTGTTTGCACCAACATTTCCCGTAGCAGTAACTGCTGTGAAATTACCAGAATATGGAGTAGTAGCACCCACTGTACCTGTCAATGGCCCGATAAAATTACCATTGAATGTAGTACCGGTAACAATACCCATTGTTGCATTTCCTGATACTGTCAAGTTACCTGAAGTTGCTAATGTTGTATTTGCTAATATATAATTTGCAATGACATTACCAGCTAATGTAATATTATCTGGAATGTCTACTGTGATGTTACCGGTAGATGTTACTGGTGATCCGCTGATAGTTAAATTGTTACTTGAAAAGTCAATACGAGTAACAGTTCCATAATTCATATTGGTAGATGAAATAGTAATCTCACCTGTTGTATCGCTAAGAGTTATTCCTTCTCCTGCATTGATTCTTGTTACACCAGTATTAACAATTTCTATTGTACCGGAGTCAGTTATAGGACTACCACTTATCTGCAATCCATTACCTACTGCGGTCAGTGCTATACTAGTTACAGTTCCAACGCCTGAGCCATTTGCAATTGCAACTACTCTGCCATACTCGTCAACTGTCATGGTTGGAGCAATGTATTCTCCAGCCGCAAAATCTACGCTTGGTGGGATTGCAGCCATTTCTACTGAAATATTACCAGCACTAATAATAGGAGTATTGGCAACTACTAAGGTAGTAGATTCTATCCCGACACTAGTTACCCCTACGTTACCGTTCCCGCTAGCAGAAATTGTTACTGCTCCTGTAGCACCTGATATAGTAATTCCAGTACCAGCGACAATAGATGTAACTCCGGTATTGGTTATAGTTACCGTACCAGAACTGCTGTTAGCATATGTGGATACCCCTGTGCCAGGGTTGAATGTGTTGTATGGGCTAGCTACATTGAATAAGCGTGTGAAGTTATTCTGTGACTTGTTGAAGGCCTCATACAAGGAATCACTGCCAGAAACCTGATTTTCTGCCCCTATATTTATGATTTGTTGTCCTGAAATAGCCATATTTTGTCCCTATTATGTATTTATCTTAAACACTAAATGAACTGCCACAGCCACATGTAGTTACAGCTTGAGGATTCTTGATGCTAAAACTAGAGCCGTTTAGGTCTTCTTTATAGTCTACCACCGAACCATCTACGTATTGAGCCGACATTGCATCGACCAGGACACTTGATGAACCGGCTGGAATCTCCCAGTCATCTTCATTTTTAATGTCATCTAGGGTGAACCCGTAACTAAATCCTGAGCATCCCCCGCCCTGCACAAACATGCGTAGTCTTAGTGTAGGGTTGCCTTCTTCTGCTATAATATCTGCAATCTTAGAGGTTGCTGATTCTGATATGATTAAATTCATGGTAATAATTTCAATAAAAGTGTTTGTCTGCGTGTTTCGTCATCTACGCCTTTGAGTTTGTCTTGCGGTAAATTTTGATAGATATTTTCAATACCTACATTCTTTTTAGATATTTGATCATATCCTACCACCCTATTTGGGAAATTCTTAATAAGTTGCTGCCAAATGCCTATTCTGCTGTCATCAGTCTGTGTACTGTCGCTGTACAACGGAATTTTAAGATACTGTGACATTGCGTTATAAATCTTCCATCCATAGCCTTTGCCGCGAGCCTCAACAGCACTAGCTACTGCACCCGTTTTAAATCCATCATGGAACTTACTCATGCCTGCATAGAAAACAGGATTCTTGTTTTGATCAAATATATAGATTTGATACATTCCAGGACTACGAACAATAATGTTTGGAACTCCTATATCTAATCCAACAAGTCTTGATGCTACCCCTGACTTAATATCATTCAATGCAATCTTATACAACGCATTAATATCAATGTTCTTTTTGACAGGTGGCATTTGAATTATTTCTGTCATTCTACTAGATTTTTTTTCAGGCGAGTATTGATATGAGTCGCCTTCTGTCACACTTTGCAAAATACGATTTATGTCAGCATTTGTATAATTGGCTTCAAGACCCCATTTGCGTCCAGGATTGTTTTTGTCTGTCATCATCAGAGGAAAATACTCTTTTGCTGCACCTGTAGCCGCGGAAATAATAAATCTATTAGGATCAAATTTAGGTGTTAATTTAATATCAACTTTTTTGGCAAGTGGTTTAGTTGACATTTTCATAAATGAAATTGGTATGTTGATAGATTTAGATAATTCCTGTATTTCTTCTAATTCCGGAGTATCTTTGAATTTGGGGTTTATTTGAATACCTACAATGTAGGGTGATCTGACTGGTATTCCGTGACCCTTAATAGGAAAAATTTGTTCTTCTGTTTCTTGTTTATACAATTCATTCCCGGTGACACTAGATTGACCTCGTTTAGTTGCATAATGTTGAGCATAACTATATGGTTTCACTTTGAATCCAGATTGTTTAAGAGCATTTTTATCTATTACAAATTGAATATTACCACCACCGTATGGAAATCTATAATATTGATTTCTACTTGCACTGATTACTGGTAGTTCTATATCATTCTCCTCATATTCTATGGGAGTATATGGTTTAATTTCTCCAGTGCTGATTATTTTTCTAAAGGTATCTACATTCTGTATACTATGATATAGGTAATTGTCTGCTACAGCTTCAGTTATAAATTCAAGGGCTCTCATAAATTCTTACCCCAACGTGTATTGATATGACCCCAGTTCATTATCTTCCAGATGTTTTCTAGGTATTGTCTTTTGTCTGCTTGGTAGTCTAATGCCCATGCATGTTCCCACCAGTCAACTAATATAAGGATATCATCACGGACCTCGTGGTTCACAATAGTTTTAATCTCACCGGTATATGTCATGTAAATCCAACCACTGCCCTGTATCTTCATGGCTTCTAGTTTGAATTGTTCTTTAAAATCTCTCCACCATCCATATCTACGTTTGATTAAATTCAGCACAGGACCATTAGCAGTGTTATCATCCCTTGGTTCACGGAATTGACTGAAATAAATGTTGTGCAGAATTGCTCCTGCATAGTTAAAATCTGTGTCACCCTCGTCATTATTATATCGTTTAGCATAGCCGTGGGCTAAATCACCATAGTGATATTCCATGGTGGCTTTACTTAAAACTGGATTGAGGTCGGAAAGACTATAGGATAGTTTATCTATCTCTATTTTTCGTGTGTTTGCTTCGGCAATTCTCTCTACAATATCATACATTGTAGAGTATTTAGTCAACGACGGCGGGTGATTCTGCCTTTAGTCAAATCGTAGGGGCTAAATTCTATTTCAACTGTATCGCCCAACAGTATCTTAATATCATGTTGTCGCATACGACCACTGATGTACCCTATTACAGTAGGTCCTGCATTCATTACTACGCGGAACATAGCATTGGGTAATACATCGATTACCTTGCCGTCCATTTTAATACCTTCTTCTTTAGCCATGTGTTTAGTTTTAAAACTCCTTTTAATTTCGGCGCATTGTTGAAATGTCTTTTGCTTGTTCGTCACTAAAAATAGGGACAGCATTAGACTTGTGCATGGTACCTATGCCGATAATCTTAGTACCAGTGTATTGTGGAATTTGCTTAGTATTGCCAATACCGTCACCTGTATTGCGGCTAGGTATGTGATTGCTGGTAGTACGACCAGCAGGTGTAGATAATGAATAAACCAATGACTCACGTTTGGGCGCAGTCATTTTGGGTGACATAGTAGACCATTTAGCTTGATTGCGTTCCCACTCTGCTTGTAACTCGCGGGCTTTCCGAGCCTCAGTAGCATTGCGAAATTTTTGTTTACCCTTACGTTTACCGCCTGTTGATAGGGCGGGATGTGCGAGATGCATAGTCATAATACGTAGGTCATAGCGTTGAACATGTACATATTATATATGAAAACGGAATATCTGTCAAGTACTACTTTTTCAGTATAGCCCACATCTTTTCTTTCTCTATAATTTCGGCTTCAAGTTCCATATACATTTTGCGTAATCCTCGCAAGTTGTCCCATTTTTCTTCTAGTTCTTCATTAGGGTGTAATATAGCTAACCGTTCTTCAATAGCTAATAGTGACTCTTTAATTGACTTACCTTTAATAGCAATATCACCCTCAAAAGTAACATCACCCTCAAACTCTGCATTACCCTTAACATGTAATGTGTGACTTTTAAGGTCTTGGCTAAGACCACTATTTCCAATTGTATACCCGTTGCTAGTTCCCCAATTGATACTACCTGTGTTGTTTGTTGTTGTTGTATACACATATGGTTGTGTATTATTAGATGGCGTTACTGTTAAAGATGTATTAACTCCGTATGTCATAATTATGCCTTAGTAAAAACATAGTTCCCCTTATCATCCAATTCAATAGCAATCTCGTCTCCCTCTTTCCAATTTAATGCTCTTAGAAGTTCAGGGGGAATTGGTAATAATAAATCATCGTTTTCATCTTTATGAGTGACGACCTCATAAGACGTAGAACTTGAACTATGTTTTTTCATTGTACTCATTTTTTATCAATATGTCAATACTTATTTTCCCAAATAGGATTCATATATTTTCGTCAATTGTTTGATAGTGTGGTCTGTGCTTGCATCGCTGTGTTTAACTGCAATGCCGCCGGCCTCTGCCCAACTGTGCAAATAGTAATTAAAGTCATCTACCAACACATTGGGTCTCCCATCAGTAACTGCATATTTGAATTTGCGTTTAGTAAAGATAGCATCATTACTAGTGCCCGGATTATATTGATCTAGCCAATCACGTTTGGCTTTTTTACTAGCCTCTTGCTCATTACGTAATGGCGCACTTAGCACAGTGAATGGAATCTTGTTATCGTGTAACCATTTAATGATAACTTGACCGCCGGACAAAGGTTTTAAATTGCGGAACAGATCATATACTGATTCTGGTCCTTCTAAACTTAATCTAGTTATCGCTTCATTTTGATCTGGGATATCGTCCCAATGATTTACTTTTTCACGTTCTGCTACAGCATGGAACAAGTCAGCTTGTACCCCATCCATATCTAAGTATAAATGTGGCATTGGGTTATTTATAGTCATTTCTCGTATTTTCACATTGATATTTATCAATACACAGTTATATTGATAAAAAAACCAATAAATATTTATATAATTATAACTATAAAGGAGACTAGAATGGCAGAGGTTAAAACATTATCACGGTCAGAACGTGAGGCACAAATCAAGGATAAAGCAGGTTGGGTAATCTGTATTCTTGCGGCTTGTCTAGCTATCAATACATTGATGGGCGGGAGTAATAGTAGCAAGATATTGAACAACACAATTGATGCTAACAATACTTGGGCATTCTATCAAGCAAAATCAATCAAACAAACATTGGCTGAAATGGCATATGATGATGCAGACCGCGTCAAAGACACAAAGAAAATGGAAGCATTACAAGCTAAGATAGACCGCTATGAAAGTGATCCTAAGACCAATGAAGGTAAAAAGGAATTGATGGCTAAAGCACGTAAATTGGAAGATGAACGTTCAGTAGCTAAACAACGTAGCCCGTGGTATACATATGCAGGATCATTACTACAGATTGCTATTGTGTTGCTAACCGCTAGTATTCTTGCCGTAAACACACGACTATATTCGGCTAGTATAGGTGTCGGTGGTCTAGCAATGTTATTGATGAGCCAAGCTATTTGGCTTTGGATACCAATTTAATATTATAGTAATCGCAAGATTCTATAATCCAGGAGTCCAACTATGGATCCGTTAACCCTTCTCGCACTTGCCAACGGCGCTGTAGCCGCCGTAAAGAAGGGTTGCCAACTTTACAAGGATATCAAAAGCGCCGCAGGTGACGTAAAAGGCGTACTTGATGATTTGGATAAGCAGTTCAATAAACAACACGAAGGTAAACCTGTTACCAGAGAACAAAAGCAACAGTTTGAGCAAAAGAAAAAAGAGATAAAGGAAAACCTATCAAAGGATCCAAATGATATTATGTCAACCATCGGAGATCAGTTGGGAACATTCTTTGATGCTATGGACAAGATTGAAGAATTGTTTTATGAAGAAGAAAAGAAAGCCAAAGAAGTTTACACCGGCGATGTGTCTCTAAGTCGTAGAGCATTGCAACGGGTTCTTATTCGTTCCAGACTTGAGCAGATGGAAGTTGAATTGCGTGAGCAAATGATTTACCATGTACCAGCAGACCTGAAAGATTTGTGGACACGATTCCAAGAAATGCGTGGACAAATTATTGAAGAACAAAAGTTAGCCAGAAAAGTAAAAGAAAAAGAAGATGCGATCCGAGCCGCTAAACGAAAGAGAAGAATGGAAACTCTTTCAATGGAAATCTCATTGATTGGTGGTATAATTCTTATCATAATATTAATGGCAGGATTTTGGACATGGTTATATCACGATAAGAAAAAGAGATGGCCAGAATTAGAACAAAAAACATATCAGAAAGAATTGGAAAAAGAAAAAAAATTGAGAACTGAAAAAATATTAGAAGCAATTAGATATCTTGATGAAAAAAACTTGGAACAGAATAAAAAACTGTTAACACCAGATGAAGAAAAATAACTACACTTTTTTAGAATGGGTATTTGACAACGTTGGGTTTGGCAAATTTATCCTATTATTTTATCTGTTCCTTATCTTGATTGGAACAGGACTAATGACATTTATTTGGTTTTATACCAAAAACTATAGATGATCATAGATGAGCCCATTAAAGAAAAAAATAATTGGCATCGGAGCAGCGGTGACTTTAGTTGCACCAATGATTCCAAATTATGTCAATATAAGCATATCAGTGCCTATAAAAATTGAAGCACAGATATCAGCAAAAAAAGAAAAACACTATGAGATTGTAACCAAAACTTGTAAGTTACACAACTCATTTGTGACTAAAGAAGGATTGAAAGTATGTGACTATGC